TTTAGTACCTCTAAGTTCTTGCCGTATACAGGTGCAGTTGATACTGCTTTACTTACTCTGTACTTTCCCTTGAAGGAAAGTTGTGGTTGAGATTCTCGCTTCACTCCGTTCTTACTTTTCTTAATATGTATTCGTGTGTTACTCAACCCTTGAAAAGTATTAGGAACTGCACCGAATGTCTCCATGTATTCTGCAAATTTCATAGCGCAGTACCTAGAAAGATTCCTATTAAGAAACCTAACACAAACAAACATAAATATTTATATGATAGTAATTCTCTCTGCATTTTTCGTTGTCTAGTTCTAGTCATGGTATCTTCTCTCTCTCTTTTATTATCTTTCCTCTGAGGGAAAGTTGGTTAGTGTTACTGTTATTAGTGGTGCTTGTACTATTATAGTCTCATATATAGTCTCTCAAGTCAAGTGATTTGAGGTAGTTGTTTTCTCTCATCTTCTCTCTTCTCAACTCTCAACTTAAATAATAAATTAAAAAAAAATTAAAAAGTTTTCCAAGACTCAGCAAAATTGGGGGAAATCTTGCCAAGTCTTAGAAAGTTTTTTAATCTTTCCTCTGAGGGAAAGTTCATATTATTATTTGATAAGGCGCTGAAAGATTGCGATTGGTTTTAACTAAAGTTTTTAGCTATATATTTTGCATAGCCTTTGTCATCAAGTTTCATTGCTTCTTTATTTTCTGCTACTTCGTCAGCTAATGCCTTTTTACGTTGTGCAATTAGTTGATTTCTTAACAGTCTATCGGGGTCGTTCTTTTTATCTCGAAGAATTACTTTCAATCCAAGTTCTGAATTTTCTTCGTCATTGATAGACTCAAAAGCATGTAATCCTTTAGCAGGTAGCCATTGCTTATAGCCGAATTGTGTTTCTTGTCCATCTTTACCAGTAACACAATCTCTTACCGCTTGATTACATAGAGAAAATACATTCGATAGAGTCTTGGGAGCTGGCTTTCGATTTACTTCTTTTGACGTTGTGCCGTTGCCCTTTCTACCTAGCATAAACTTGCCCTCGCTTGGAAATTCATAATGCCTATCATAGATTGAAATACGTGCATTTTCAATGTCAGTCTCAGTAGTCAATTTATTAAATGCTTGTTTGATTAAATCAAATAAACCATTTTCAGTGCCTGATTGATGCATTGAATTGGATTCAAATAATAAAGCTTCTTGAATACCATTAACAATTTGACTCATTGTATTTTCTTGCTTTCTCATTGTAGTTATTTTTTTAGCGATCTTTTTAGGTGTTGCTTGTTTTTGTGCTTCCATTTTTACTGCCTCATGTTTTAATCTTTCCTCTGAGGGAAAGTTATTATATTAAGCAATCAATCAACACCTTATCAAATAACAATATTGAAACGACTAATTTAAATATTTGGTATTATCCTAGAGTTGATAATATTGATGCTTTGGTTGCAGTCCTTGCGGTTTTGAGTTCGCCATCTAACGAACATGGTCATATTATACTACGAAAAAAAAAATGATTGCAAGCGATTTCGTAAAATAAATAAAAATAATTTAATGCCTTTATTTATAAGGGTTTCAGAGCATCTTTCCCCTGAAGGAAAGTTACAGCCCTTTGTTTATAAGGGTTTCAGGTGAAATCAAGAGATCACAAAGTTTTAATAGTAAGGTATAGCTTTGGCAAATAATGGCTAGAATCAGCTTAGAGAGCTTTTAAAGTGGTGCTGTATATATAACCAGTACTTTATCATTGAATCGAGAGTTATTGTTTACCTGTTGGTAAAATGTGGATAACTTTAAAAGTGTGGATAACTTTACAAAGTGTTAACAACCTGTGTATAACTTATATCGCTTGACAAGTGGGCAAAATATGAACCAGTTTGTAAATAAGAATCATTTACATTATTGAATGAGAATCAGTTAAGTTCCTGAATGAGAAGCGTTTACGTTTGTAAATGAGAATCATTCTCATCTGCGGAGTTTTTGTATAAGGAATACGAGCGAAGCGAGTGTTACTGTAGTAGGGGTACGTATGTGGCATAGGGGGTAGGTAGTATATATATATAAAAGTTATACATTTCACAAACTTTTCAAGTGTTAACCAGTGCCGCGAACATATTAACAATCATATATAATAAATGATCAATATATAGATATATTTTATAAGCGTTATCTGCGCTATAAGGGGAAATAAATTAGCTAGGTTCTATAGGTGTTGAACCCCCCCGACCATTACATTCATTATACAGTTTATTTTAGCATTTGTCAAGCCCTAAAGAAAAAATAAATAAGACTTGACAAACTTTAAAAGTACCCTTATAATGGTAGGTATTATGAATTTAATGCCAGAAAAGAAAACTAATCGTAATCTCACAGAAAAACAGCAGTCTTTCCTAGATAATCTTGTCACTACCGAAGGTGACTTTAAAAAAGCAGCAGAACTTGCAGGCTATTCAGGCAATCACTATCAAGTACTTAAATCATTAAAAGAAGAAGTAGTCGACTTAGCCTCAGATGTGCTTGCGCGTTCCGCACCTAAAGCTGCCTTTAAGTTAGTAGAGATGATCGACAGTAACAAACCTATTCCACAAGCTAGTCAAAAGCTACACGCTGCACAGACTATACTTGATCGTGTAGGTGTTGCTAAGACTGACCGTGTACAGGTAGATCACAATGTGCAAGGGGGTATTTTTATATTGCCTGAAAAACATTCAGTAGTAATTGAAGATACAGAATACACAGACGTAACTATAGAGGAGGAGTAACTATGGATTTTATCATCGGTCTAGGTGTAGTCGTTGTTATGGCAGCTATTATTATTAAAAGAGCCAAACCAGAACTATACGCAACACTTAAAGCAAAACTAAAACTAAAGTAACACAGTACTATGAACACAGAAAACGGTTATATTAAACGAGCCAGTTCAACTATTCCTTTTGGTTATGAGTTAGATCTAGAAACTAGATACCTAAAACCCATACCTGAACAGATAGAAGCACTTGGTTTAGTAGAAGAGATGATTGTTAAAGAAGAAATATCTTTGCAAGAAGCAGTAGATTGGTTAGAGTATAAGACAGAAAGATCAATTACTCGCGCAGGTCTTAAAAAACATGTAGATAAGAAGTATGGAAAAAGAAGCGAAAGACTGGGAACTGAACCCAGATCGTTACTTGCAAGATAGCGAAGGTAACTTTGTCCGTAAGAAAGACGGTACACCACGTTTAAAAGCAGGCAGACCATTAGGATCAGGTAGCAGTTACAACGTATCCTCTTCACAAAAAGCCAAGTATGCTGTTCATCGTAAAATAGCACGTAAAAAGAAAAACATAAAGAAGCTTGAAGAAAAGCTAAACAATGCTAGAAAGTCTTACAAAGCCACAACCAATACAATAAATAAGCTTTCCGATAAGACGGATCGCGTTGTTTCGCCTTCAGAGCTAGACGAGCTTCCTAAAGCAGTACAAGACATACTGCCAGAACAAAATGTCTTATTTCATCCTAACGAAGGACCACAAACAGACTTTCTTGCTGCAGGTGAGAAAGATGTTCTGTATGGCGGTGCTGCGGGTGGTGGTAAATCATACGCAATGTTGATTGATCCGTTACGCTATGCGCATAAGAAAGCGCACCGCGCACTAATACTTAGACGCTCTATGCCAGAGTTACGCGAGATGATAGATAAATCTCGTGAACTTTATCCGTTAGCTTTTCAAGGAGCTAAGTTCCGAGAAGTAGAAAAGCTATGGAACTTTCCAAGCGGTGCAAAAGTAGAGTTTGGCTTCCTTGAACGTGACGCAGATGTATATCGTTATCAAGGGCAAGCTTATTCTTGGATAGGCTTTGACGAAATAACCCACCTACCTACAGAGTTTAGTTGGAACTATTTAGCTTCCCGACTTCGTACAACTGATCCTGAAATACAAACATACCTACGCTGCACAGCAAATCCGGGCGGTGTAGGTTCGCATTGGGTAAAGAAAAGATACATAGAACCTTCAGAACATAACACAGGTTTTACAGGTAACGATGGATTATCTAGAAAGTTTATTCCCGCAAAACTAGCTGATAATCCTTATCTTGCGGAAGATGGTATCTATGAGCAAATGCTTAAGTCTTTACCACCTATTCAACGTAGACAGTTGTTAGAAGGTAATTGGGATGTTGCAGAAGGAGCTGCTTTTGTAGAATTTGATACGCAAGTCCATGTAATTCCTCCGTTTGAGCTACCTATTGGGTGGGAAAGAGTTAAAGGAATTGACTACGGATATGCCGCTGAAAGCTGTTGTTTATGGGGAATTGTAGATATTAATGACGGAACTTTAATAATTTATCGAGAATTATACAGAAAAGGCTTGACAGGTGAGGAATTAGGCAGTATAATAACTAATATGGAACTTGAAGATCCTTTTGCAGTTTCAGGTGTCTTAGACGGTGCTGCATGGGCTAAGACAGGATCTACAGGACCGACTGTCGGTGAAGCTCTTTTGAAAGAAGGACACAAGTTAAGAAGAGCAGATAAGAACAGAGTACAAGGTAAAATTCAAATACATGAATTTTTAAAAATTAAAGAGAACGGTAGACCTAAGTTACAAATATTCAATACGTGTCCTAACTTGATAAGAGAATTACAAAGTATACCGTTGTCTAAAACAAATCCAGAGGATGTAGATACTCACGCTTCGGATCACGCATATGACGCATTACGTTATATGATTATGAGCAGACCTAGAATAGCAAGCCCATATGATCGGATACGAGAGTTAAAACAAGAAATATACGCACCTTCTGATACAACCTTTGGGTATTAAACATGGCAGAAAACGAAAATACATTTTTAAACGCTGACAACATTTATGAAGATGTGGAAGGTGAGTCTGGAAAAATTCTAGATTTAGAACTTGCACAACAGTCAAATCTTGTCGGTGTTATTAAAGATAGATTTCAACAAGCTGAAGATGCTCGTCAATCAGATGAAAGACGATGGTTACGTGCATATGAAAACTACAGAGGTTTATATCAGAAGTCTGTTAAGTTTAGAGAGTCTGAAAAATCTAGAGTCTTTGTAAAAGTTACTAAAACAAAAGTACTCGCAGCCTTTGGGCAGTTAGTGGATGTTATGTTTGGTACTGGTAAGTTTCCGATTGGTATTAGTGAAACTAAAGTTCCAGAAGGCGAATACGCTTCTGCACATTTAGATACACAAAACCCAATGCAAGGAATTGAAATGTCTCTTCCAGACGAAGAAATGCCTGATAACATAGGCAATCGAATGGAAGACGAGCCTCAAGAAAATCCATACGATATAGGTTTTGAAGGCGATGGTCGTGCTTTAAAAGCAGGAGCTACTTTTGGTAAAGGTGTCTTTGAAGATAGTTTAGAAGATCAAGCTGAAGATAAAGGTTTTTTAAAAGAAGGCTACAGCGCAGATCCAAAAGTTTTAGAAGTAAACCCTGCACAAGAAGCTGCACGTAGATTAGAAAAACTTGTCCATGATCAAATAGAAGAATCAAACGGTTCGTCAGAAATACGAAATGCTTTACTTGAATCTGCGTTGTTAGGTACAGGTATTGTTAAAGGACCTTTTAATTTTAATAAAAAACTAAGTAGGTGGAGTACTAACGAAGAAGGTGAACGAGAATATAATCCTTTAGAAGTTAGAGTACCACGTATAGAGTTTGTAAGTTGTTGGGATTTTTATCCTGATCCATCTGCAACTGACATGGATGAATGTGAATATGTTATTCATCGTCACAAGATGAATCGTAGTCAACTTAGACAACTGCGTAACATGCCTTACTTTGACAAAGATGCCATTCGTGAATGTTTACAAATGGGTCCGAACTACGAAGAAAAAGGTTTTGAAAGTCAGTTAAAAGATAACGCTAGAACAGAAGAAGAATATAATTCTAGCTATGAAGTACTTGAGTATTGGGGTATCATGGATGCTGAATACGCAAGAGAAGTAGGTATAGACTTACCCGACACAATAGATGATTTAGACGAAGTACAAGTTAATGCATGGGTAACAGGTGGTAAACTATTACGCGCTGTTATTAATCCGTTTACACCATATCGTATTCCTTATCATGCTTTTCCATACGAAAGAAATCCATACAACTTCTTTGGTATAGGCATTGCTGAAAACATGGATGATAGTCAACAGATAATGAACGGACATGCTAGAATGGCTATAGATAACTTAGCTCTTTCTGGTTCGATTGTATTTGACATAGACGAGTCTGCTTTAGTAGGTGGACAATCAATGGAAATATATCCCGGAAAAGTTTTCCGTAGACAAGCAGGAATGGCAGGACAATCAATCTATGGTTTAAAATTTCCTAATACAGCTAACGAAAACATGATGATGTTTGACAAGTTTAGACAACTTGCAGACGAACAAACTGGACTACCTAGTTACAGTCACGGACAAACAGGTGTTCAAAGTATGACAAGAACAGCATCAGGTATGTCAATGTTGTTAGGCGCAGCTAGTTTAAATATTAAAACAGTTGTTAAAAATCTAGATGATTTCTTATTGAAACCATTAGGTGAAGCATATTTCCAATGGAACATGCAGTTTTTTGAAGGTGATTTAGATGTTAAAGGTGATTTAGAAGTTAAAGCTACAGGTACAAATAGCTTGATGCAAAAAGAAGTAAGAAGTCAAAGACTGACTATGTTCTTACAGACTGCACAAAGTCCTGCTATTGCACCGTTTGTTAAGATTTCTAAACTTGTAAGTGAACTAGCCTATAGCTTAGATTTAGATCCAGATGAAATACTGAACGATCCTGAAGAAGCAGCTATCATGGCACAAATAATAGGTATGCAAAATGCTGGACAAGAAACAAGCACAGAGACTGAACCCACTGGTCAACAGCCCACAATGGCTGCCGCTGGAGGATTACCTCAATCACCACAAGAACTTGGAGTTACAGGTACTGGCGGTGGCAACATCGGAACTGGAAATGTTCCGCAGTCAGGGGAAGATCAATTCTCTGGAACGGTTGCTTCAGCTCCCCCAATCGGTTAAACAAGTAATTAAAGAGAGCAGATAATGAAAAAGAAAAAAGGAATGTTAACTGATGATAAAACCAGAATAGGTTATCAAGAAGGTAATGAAGTAGAAGTAGAAGATACAACTGTAGATAAAAAAATAGCTTCAGTAGTTAAAACATATATAGACGTAGCTAACGCAGAGCCTACTACTTTAGAAAAAGTTTTTGGTAAAGGCTATAACCATGCCTCATTAACTCTAGATGCTCAGAGTATTGCAAAAGATTCAAATACTACAGCAGATAAAGTTTTAAAAACTATGCTTGAGCAGTTAAATAAACAAGGATATAAAGAATATAATCCTATTAAAAAAACTAAAGAAACTGAAAAACTTAGAGATAACAAATATAGTGGTGGTATGTTAAGCGATGATGAAGATCGTATGTCTTATAAAGAAGGTGGTAAAGGTATTGAAGCATTAAGAAAAGAAGCTCCAGAAGTTGTAGCTAGAATGGGCTATGAAGAAGGAGGAAGCATGGATTCTCAAATGCCAAATATGATGCCTGCAGAAAGTATGCCAATGCCTACAGAAGAAATGGATATGATTCCAGATGAACAAATGGAACAAGACCATTTAGATTTTATAATTAACGAATCATTAGATCAAGAAGAAGAATCTTATCTAATGCAAGCATTACAAGCTGATGATAGATTAAGCATGATCTTTGACAAGGTTATGGACACAGCTTCAGAATTTTCAGGGGATGGACCTGTTGAAGGTTTAGGCTCTGAAGTCTCCGATTCGATACCCGCAAGGTTATCGGATGGTGAGTTTGTTATTACAGCAAAAGCTACAGATGAAATAGGTTCTGATAATTTACAGAACATGATGGACTCTGCAGAAGAAGTTAGTGATAACAGAAAGCAAGTAGCAATGGGTGGATCAATTCAAGACGAATCTAAAGTAGACCAATTTGGTAAATCTATAGATGAAGACTTGGTAGACGAAGAAATACGTAGAAGTATGTTGTCTGTTAATCCACGTTTGCAATAACGATAGAGCTACCTTAGAAGTTTAAGCCCTCTATCACAATAATAACCGAAAGGCGACCTTTACAAACAAGCCCTCTAGTCGACATAGAGCTACCTTGTAAACAAAGCCCTTAGTAGGAGTAAGAAGATGGCAACACAAGCGAAAGAAGAACCAAAAGCTAATCCTTATAATAAAAATAAAGACTGGCATACTAGTGATGAAAAAGAATTTGTATCTGCTGATAGTGCGTTTTTTAATAAACCAAAGGAAGATAAAGTAGAAGCTACAGAAACTAACAGCGAAGAAACTCCTGTTAAAGAAGCAGCATCTAAAAATCAACCTTATAAAAAACCTGACTATAAGAAAAGATACGATGATTTAAAATCTCATTATGATAAAAAACTTAACGAGTTTAAAAGTAGAGAAAAGACACTTATAGAAGAAGCTGCTAATACTAGCAAACAAAACTATAAAGCTCCAAAAACTGCTGAAGAACTTGAAGAGTTTAAAAAACAATATCCAGATGTGTACGATGTTGTAGAAACTGTATCACAAATGAAAAGCGGTGAAAGTATAAAATCTTTAGAAGATAAAATTTCATCACTTGAAAAACGTGAAATAGAAATACTACAACGTGAAGCTGAGAGTAGACTCTTATCTAAACATCCTGACTTTGATGATATTCGCAACAGTGAAGATTTTCATAGTTGGGCTAAAGAACAACCTGAGTCAATTCAAGATTGGATATATAATAATGCAGATGATGCTGATCTAGCAAGCCGAGCTTTAGATTTATTTAAAAAAGATTTAAACATTGACACTTCTTCTAAAGCTAAAAAACCATCTTCAGCTAAGTCCAAAAAATCTGCTGCTGATATGGTTTCAACTAAAACAACTTCAGTTGATCCAAAGCAGGAAAAAATTTGGACTGAAAGGGAAATAGCTAATATGTCTATTGATGAGTTTGATCGTTTTGAAGAAGAAATTGGTCGAGCAATTCACGAAGGCAGAGTAGTTAAATAAAAACAATAACTTTTAATTTGATAAAATAATGGAGAAGTAAAATGGCTTATAACCAATCAGATCAGTTCTTTGAACCAAGTACTGATACTAACGCTAACTTTGCGAACTCCGTCAGCGGTCAAACTAATTCGTTTTTCCTTCCCGCAGTCTACTCTAAAAAGGTTCTCAACTTCTTTAGAAAGGCTTCGGTTGTAGAAGCGATCACCAACACAGATTATGCTGGTGAGATTGCCGCTTTCGGAGATTCCGTAAAGATTATAAAAGAACCTGAAATCACTGTGTACCAATACGAACGTGGTGCAGATGTTACAGCTACTAAATTAACTGATCAAGAGTTGACTCTTGTAGTTGATACAGCTAACGCATTTAAATTCATCGTTGATGATATTGAAACTTCAATGTCTCACGTGAACTTTAAAGAAGTTGCTAGTTCATCTGCAGCATATGCTCTTCGTGATGCTTATGATGAAGGTATCATCGCTACTATGTTCGCAGGTGTATCTGCAGCAAGTCCTAACCATATACTTGGTTCTGACAACGCTACTGATTTAGCTGCAGGCACATTTGATGGAACTGGTAATCTTGACATCGGTTTTGCTTCAAGTGAACACGATCCTATTGACGTATTGTCACATATGGCTCGTTTGCTTGACGAACAGAACATTCCAGAAGAAGGTCGATGGTTCTTAGCATCACCTGATTTCTACGAAGTTCTTGCGAGTTCATCGTCAAAACTTTTGTCTGTTGATTATAACGCAGGTCAAGGTTCTATTAGAAATGGTCTAGTCTCAAGTGGAAAACTACGTGGATTCGATATGTACAAGTCAAACAACATTGCTGCAACAACTAATGCTGCAGGTAAATGTATTGCTGGTCATATGTCATCTACAGCTACTGCTCAGACGATTACAAGTACTGAAGTATTGCGTGATCCTGATAGCTTTGGCGACATAGTACGAGGACTCCATGTTTATGGTGGAAAAGTACTACGTGGCGAAGCATTAGTTTCTGCTTTCTATGGTATTGACTAAATAGATTTGGGAGGTGTAAAAACCTCCCTTTCTTTTTTTAGAGTACAAATTTTATTTAAACCCAAACAAGGAGACATAATATGTCAAACCCAGTATTTAAAGTACGTGATACAGGGCGCAACTCAGCTCGAACAGTCGATGTTGGGCAAATTGCTGACAATATTTGCAACTCGTGGACTTCAGCTACAACAGGAACTATTGCAGTTACTGCTGACGCTACTTACGATGTTTCATTTACACAACCCGCTGATACTATTATCAGAAATCTTATTGCCATACCTGCAGGTAACATTGTTACAGCAGGAGCTTCAGGTGATGATGTTGATTTTGATTTAGGTACTGCAGCAGGTGGTGGTCAAATTATTGATGAAAAAGCTATCTTAGACGATGGTGGATCAGCAGTAACTTGGACAGCAAACGCACCTTTGTATATTATTCAAAACTCACACGGACACGCAGCTAACGCTTTTGTAGGTACAGGAGTAACAGCAGGTGTAGTAGGCGGACCAGCAACTTCAGAAGCTATTGTTATAGCCTCTACGTTATATAGTGCTGCTGCTCGTACACTTTACGCTCGTCTTAAGCCACTAGCAAACGATCTTGCTACGGCAGCTACAACAGTTACTTACTTAGTAGAGTTTTTACATCTTGGCTCAACCCCTGATTAAAAATGCCACAGTTAGGTAACGATAAAAATCCTATGATCCTAAATGGCTCTAGTAAGCCCAAAAGCACTAGAGTCTTAGGATTGTTAGGTAGCGCATATTCTGGTGAAGCAAAGCAGAAATACGCTGATAACTATGATCGTATATTTAGTAAAAAGAAAAAGGGCAAGTAATGGCTACAACATATCTAACAATGACTAATGAAGTTCTTAGAGAACTCAATGAAGTTCAACTAACTTCTGCAAACTTTTCAAGTGCTGTAGGAATACAAGCGTTTGTTAAAGAATCAATTAATAGATCATTAAATGATATAGCTAACCAAGAACCTCAACTTCCTTTTTTTGCAGCAGCAGCTAGTGGAAGCACAGATCCATTTTACGGCAATGTTACAGTAGCGTCAGTAGCAGGACAGCGTTGGTACACTCTCAAAGCAGGAAGCTCTAGTATTACTACAGACTATGCTTCTATAGATTGGGATGATTTTTATATAACTACAATTAGTGTGTCAGGCGAATCTGCACCTTTTGTATCTAAAGGTTTAAAGTTTATAACACTTGCAGACTGGACAAGATATTTAAGAGATTCAGAAAATGCAGACGATGCTGACGCACAAACTTATGGAGAACCCAAGTATGTTATTCGTAGTCCTGATAATCGCAAATTTGGATTAAGTCCTATACCTGATAAAGTATATAACGTACATTTTTATGCATATGATGCACCTACTGCTCTTTCTGCACATGGAGATGCGATTGTATTACCAGATCAATATGCTTCTGTTATTACAGCAAGAACACGTTATTACGTACATCAGTTTAAAGAAAGTTTACAGCAGGCAGCTTTTGCGTTAGATGATTATAAAAAAGGTATGAGAACAATGAAATCTAATCTTATTAATCCTCAACCTAAAAACATGACAGATGATAGGATTTATTTCTAATGGCAGCATCACAACCTTTTTCAGTTGCGTTGCAAGGTGGTTTAGATAAGTCTAGTAATTCATTAGAGCTTTTACAAACTCCGGGAAAAGCAACAAGATTAAAAAATTTTGAAGTCTCTACAAAAGGTGGCTACAGAAGAATTAATGGCTATACGCAATTAGGTGACGGTACAAGACCTAATAGCTCTAATGAAATATTAGGTATGCACGTTTATGCTGATGGTGTATTAGCTTCGTCAGGTACTAATATATATTTTAGTCAAGATGGTAATAGTTGGTTACAAATAAATAAAGCAAGTGTTGCAGGTGGAGGAGATAACTACAGTACTTTTACAGGTCGTAGTGCTTCTGCAAGAACTTCACAAAGTAAAACACACTTTGCTACTTTTGAAGGAAATACAATATACGGAGAAGTTATCATTACTGATGAAGGCTCTGGAGTAAAACCTTTTTATTTTAAAATGACAGGTACAGATTCTGATATAACAAACAGAACTTTTTTTGCTAAAGAAATAACAGTAAGCGGAACACATTATCCAAAATATTGTGTAATACACGATAAACATTTAGTAGTTGCAGGAGCAGCTACAGCTTTAAATACTATATTTTATAGTGGTACAAGCGATATAGATGATTTTACATCTACAGGATCAGGCAGTATCGTACTCGATGATCAAGTAGTTGGTCTTAAATCTTTCCGTGATGAACTTTTTATATTCTGTAAAAACTCTATATATAAGTTACAGAACATAAATAACTCAAGTACTATAGCTATTGTACCAGTTACTAAAAACGTAGGTTGTGTAGATGGTAAAACTATACAGGAATTTGCAGGTGACTTAATCTTCTTAGCTCCTGATGGTTTTAGAACCATTGCAGGTACAGCAAGAATTGGTGACGTTGAACTTGGAACTATTAGTAAATCTATTCAACCTATTATAAATGATATTTTTAGTAGTACAATTACTTCTGAATACAGCAGTGTAGTACTTAGAGATAAATCACAATATAGACTTTATTACAGTGCTTCAAATGCTTCAACAACTAATTCAAAAGGAATTATAGGAACTCTTACAGCTAGAGGTTTTGAATGGGCAGAAATACAAGGAATACAAGCTCCTGCAGTAGCTTCTGGATTTAATTATTCAGGAAAAGAAAAAATATATCACGGAGACAGAGACGGATATATTTACAATCACGATACAGGAAATAGTTTTAATCCTGCAGGAACTGAAACAAACGTAGAAGCAGAATATCAATCTCCAGATTTTGATTACGGAGACTTTGGAACTTTAAAAACTTTAGATCACATTAAAGTTTCTGTATTTCCAGAAGGATCTGTAGAGCCAACACTTAGAGTTAGGTTTGATTATGATAGTACAGACAGACTTCAACCAACAGATGTAGGAATAATATCAGCAACTCCTTCTATATTTGGAGATTCATCAGCAGTATTTGGTACAAGTACTTTTGGTGCGCCAGAACAACCTTTAGTAAGAGCTACATTAACAGGAAGTGGACATAGTAACTTCTTTAAAATATTTAGTAACGATACAAATGCTCCTTACACAGTAAATGGCTTATACGTAAATTACAGACCATCGGGAAGACAATAACAATAAAGAGAGAATTAAATTATGGCTCAAACATATACTAGACAAAGTTCGATAGCTGATGGGGATACTATCACCGCTGCGTTGTTCAATAACGAATATAATCAACTCTTAAATGCGTTTGCTTACAGCTCAAGTAGTGCTTCATCTACAGGACACAGACACGATGGCTCTACTGCACAAGGCGGTAATATTCATACTATTGGTGATTTAGATTTTTTAAATAAAATAGTTGTAGACAGTACTAACAATCGTTGGGGAGTCTTTGTAGAAGTATCTAGTGCAGCCGTAGAGCAAGTAAGAATATCTGATGGTGTAGTGTCTCCTGTTACAGACAGTGACGTTGATCTTGGTACAAGCTCGTTATATTTTAAAAATGCTTACATAGATGCTATTACTACTACAGGTAACGTAGCTGTAGGTGGTAACTTAACTGTTACAGGTACTACTGCATTTAATGGTGGTACGTTAACGTTAGGTGATTCAGCTTCTGATAACGTAGTGTTTGGTGCTGATATTAACAGTAATATGATTCCTAATACAGACAGTGCTTATGATCTTGGTAGCTCTTCACAGGAATGGAGAGACTTATACTTAGACGGTACTGCACACATTGATACGCTAGACGTAGATGTAAACGCTACCGTTGCAGGTACATTAGGTGTTACAGGCATTGCTACTTTTACTGATGATATTATTATTGGTGATGGTAAAACTATTGGTTCTGCTTCAGATGTTGACGCTATAACAATAGCAGCTAATGGTCAGCTTACACTTACACAAACTTTAATTGGTACAGCGTTAGACATTAGCGGTGACATTGATATAGATGGTACAACTAATCTAGATGTAGTTGATATTGATGGCGCAGTTGATATGGCTACAACACTTGCAGTCGCAGGTAATGTAGACTTTAATGGTGATCTAGACGTAGACGGCACTACAAACCTAGACGTAGTAGACATAGATGGTGCTGTAGATATGGCTTCTACACTTACAGTTGGTGGTGAAATAACAGCAGCTAGTTTAGATATATCAGGCAACGTAGACA